AAAGGTCTGTATTTCACTTTTTCGTCCGTACTAGGGACATTCAACTCAAATGTTTGAGTATTCAACTTTGGTAAAGCCATGATATCTCCTTATAATTTAAAACGTAAATGGTGGGAATATTTTTCCACCAAATACCTTACCAATTGGAATAGATCGTTTCAATTGATTGATAACGCTTCTTCCTGTTCTTCTTAACTCAGGTGGTAATCCATCCAAGAATCCACCGCCTGATTTTACAACACCAGATGATAGACCACCAACTTTTCCTGTGCTGTCTATATCTAGTCCAAAATTCAACCAGTCTCTATATGCAAATGAAACTTCAATTGCAACGAGACCATTTTGATTACCACTATCATATTGTATTGCATTAATAGCTGTTGGTAAACATTCTCTTAATCTAACACCATAAGTTACACTATCTCTATCATTTAAACTATCAAATTGACCTAATTGAAATACATCAATAGGTGCAGTATATTCATCATAAAAATTAAACATACCAGTTTGATTATTGTAAACTATATTTTGCCATGCTTCAAAAAAAGTTCTCAATCTTAAAAATTTATCACCAATAAAAGTAGCAGTAATATCTGAATATTGTACTTGTGTTGGATATTTATATGGGGCACCTGCAATACGATATGGACTTGTATTGATTGTTCTACCTGGCATTGTTATGTTTGTACACATCAACGCTACATTATCCATCATATCTTTTTCATAATTAAATGTAGTGCCATATCTACCTGCAGGTCCTACACCTTGACCAGTACCTTCAAAAAATAATGGTTCTATTGCTTCTTTTAATTGACCACCTTTTGGTAACGATATATTCACTATGAAACGAGTATTACGAGCAACACCCTCACCTTTTGAGATCGCTGATCTAAAACGATTGATTGTTGTCTCTGGATTTGCTCTTTGTTTTAGTCTAGGATCACCAGGTATGTTATCATACTCTCTACCTCTTGGTAACCCTATTCTTATATCAAAGGGTCCTAATCTTTTACCGCCTCTAAATATTGCCATGTCTTATCCTGATAGATTACTATTCCTGTTTAATTTTTCTCTATTCTTCATGTGTGCTTTTTCTATTAGACTTTTGTTTTGTCCGTAGTATTGTACAGCATGTCCTTCTTCAACCATTTTCATATTAACTGATTTACCATCTACAAATACATCACCAAGTATTCTACCAAACTTACCAGTTTCTTCACCTTTGTAAGTCTTGATAGATAATTTACTTGCCGACTTTAGTTCGTCTTGTAAAAACTTTTTAGACATAAGACCATATTTCTTTTCTACCTTATCTCTAGTTCTACTCTCTGGTGTATCAATACCAAATAATCTTACTCTACTTTTATACATAATGTCAAATCCTAAATCTAACATTACGTCTATTGTATCACCATCAACAATTTTTATAACCTTGTTAACACGATAACTAAAATCTGTTGGGTCACCTAATTTAGCCATTATATCTTTCTCCTACTATCACGCCATACTTGACTTGCACTTGCTTTTCTAAACTGTGCCACTGGCATAAAGATTGCAGGTGCATAATCATCTTCTTCCAGTTCTAAAAAACCACTAACGAATTGTCTTCGTAGATAATGTTTGATTGTTGGTTTAACTTCTCTTATATTTTTTAGTTTACGATAGTCACCTCTAAAACCTCTCTTATCCAATGTCTCTAATAATCTCATACGAAGTGGTATGGGTAAGTAGTGAAAGTTAATTCCTAGAAACCCACCTGCTGCTGATTGTATTGGCATAACAAGTGGAAAAGTATCGTAGTATGGCAACGTTGCTTTGAGTTTAGGATCATATCTAAAGAAATGTAATTTATTAAACGTAGGTGCTTTCTTTAATTTATTATCACGCATAAGACGAGCTGCAGATATTCTGTTTGATAAGTCTGCTACCTTTTTCTTATACCAATTGATAGATAAATCTCTATCACCTGCCGCTTGTCTGATTGTATCAAATATACTTGCCATCCAACTATTTATCTAAATAATTAGAATGAGAAAGATAAAAAGAATGTCTAATAGAATCCTGGTACAAGGTAAGTTTAGACCTAAGAATCCATCAAAATACAAGGGTGACCCTACCAACATTATATATCGTAGTTCTTGGGAACTAACTGTATTTAAGTATCTTGACAACAATCCATCAATACTCAAATGGGCAAGTGAAGAAATGTTTGTACCATATCGTCACCCACTTACGAATAGAATAAGTCGATACTTTCCAGATTGTTGGTTACGATATAGAAACAATAAAGGTGAGATTGTAGAAACTGTATGGGAAATTAAACCAAAGAAACATACAGTACCACCTACTGTACCAAAACGCAAGACTAAAACATGGAAGTACAATGCAGAGCAATATGTCATCAATGACGCAAAGTGGAAAGCGTGTAAGAAATATTGCGACAGAAAAGGATATGGGTTTCAAATTATCACAGAGGATATACTTAAACATTGGTCAACAATACCTCCACTATAACACATAAATAGTCTTATGGCAACATTAGCGGAAAAATTAAAACAGCAATTGTTTGGAATCAATAAACCATCTGTGATGAGTAGTGCTCCTATTCGTAACAGTAGATCAAAAAACTTTTCAAGCACAGATCCATTTGCAGATACAGAAAATAACAAATATGCTTATGGCACATTAAGATATCCAGATAATCTAGGTGAATATGAATATGGTCACTACTTACTATTTCATATTTTTGAAGTATCACAAAGTAAATACGCAGGACCACAAACAGAAACAGAAGAAATAGATTTATCAAAGTATGGCATGGGTGGTGGTGTTGCTGGCGGAAAAGTAAAAAGAACAAATAGTTTTAAAAAAGCAGAACATAATTTATATTCACCAAGTATTGCATATGAAGATAGTGGTAATATAAATCAAATCATTAGAGATACGCAAGATGATACTGGTGGTTCAGTAAGTAAAGCATTAAGAACATCTGGTAGACTTAAAAGATCAACAGACACAATTGCTTTATATCTACCACCAAACATAAAACAAAGTGTAAATGTAGGTTATAAGAAAAGTGAAACAGGACTTGCTGGTGTTTTAGGTGCAGATTTAATTGGTGCGTCAAATGTAGATGATTTGTTAAATAGATTAGGTACTCAAGGCACATTCAATACGATAAGAGACGCATTAGTAGATACTTTAGGTGTAAAATTTGCAGCAGGTGTTGCAGATTTAGTTACAGGTGGTGATTTAGAGGGTGTTGTTCGTAAAGGTACGCAACGAGCACTAAATCCTGCATTAGAGGCAATATTTCAAAGTGTAGACCTGCGTACATTTAGTTTTAATTTTAGATTTACACCAAGAAATGAAAAAGAGTTACGAAACGCTGACGCAATAATTAAGTTATTTAAGTTTCATATGTTACCAGAAAGAGTACAAGGACAAAAGATTGGTCGTCACTTAATCTTTCCAAGTGAATTTGAAATACAATATATGTTTCAAGGCACAGAAAACAAATGGTATCCTTTCGTAAAACCATGTGTATTAGAAAGTCTAAATGTAGACTATGGACCAGGTGGTGAAAGTCAACACTTTAGACCAGTAGATGTAGGAGGCGGAGAGGCACCTGCACCTACTGAAATGAATTTAACACTTAACTTTACAGAAACAGAAATTATTACAAAAGAGAGTGTGGCAGAAGGTTATTAATGGAACAATCAATAGAAAACTTTGAAGGCACAAAAATAGTAGAGAATAACTATGGTGGTGAGAGCATGGGTGATGTACAGGCAGGTATCGAGTTCATCTATCACATGAGAGAACATATATTAGATGTAGGGGTCGCAACAATATATCTGTTTGCGTGTTATGCTCTGTATCTATGGTTAAAGAAGGTCATCAAGTAATGAGTTATTTTAACAAGTTTCCACTATATCAGTATGATATAGAAGACAATCAATATAAAACACTTATAACAGATATATTAAGGCGTGTCAACCTAAAAGGTAATGCGAAAGCAAATACGCTAGTCTTTGATAACTATAATGTAAAAGACGGTGAACAACCAGATACGGTCGCAGACAAGTATTATGGTGATTCAGGTCTACACTGGATTATAGTTACAGTAAACAACATAACCTCCCGTTATGATTGGCCGCTAGACCAGATTGCGTTATCTCAATTTGTAAACGACAAGTATACAAATCCCAATGGTACACATCACCATGAGATTAGCGCAACGTCTGGCGATACTACGAAAAAATTGACTGTTTCTAGCGACACAGATGGCGCTACAGCGATAACAAACTACGAATACGAACAAACCCTTAACGATAGTAAGAGACAAATACGTTTATTAGATCGTGCATTTGTAGGACAATTTATTTCAGAATTTGAAACACTTATAGAAAGATAAGATTATGGCAGATTTACAATTTGCAGGTGATTATGAGTTAGAAGGCATATTCGTACATGCAGCGAGTACGCAAGGTTCACTAGATATCAAACCGTTACTGTTAGAATTAAACATCTATGAGAGTATATTCTCTCCAACAATGACAGGTTCACTTACAATTGCAGATACAACAAACCATCTACAAAATGTACCTTTCAAAGGGCAAGAAGAATTAGAATTTAAGTTTGGTATACCTGACAATGAACAAATAGATTTTACAAGACACCGTGTAAGAGTAACAAAAGTAAGTAATGTCAATAGAGTAGAAGAAAGACAACAAGTCTATACACTTAACTTTACATCTAAAGAAACGGTAACTGATTTACGCACATCATTGAATAAGATATACAAGGGCAGCGCAGATCAAATCATACAAGAAGTATTACAAAACAATATACGAACAACAAAGTCATATAAATTAGAAGAAACAAGTGAGAGACTTACATTGTTAGGTAATCGCATGAAACCATTTAAGTTTTGTACCATGGCTGCAAACAAAGGTTCAAGTAAAAATTTCAAAGACGATCAACTATATTTCTATGAAAATCATAGAGGGTATAATCTATCATCAATGTCTGGTCTTGCAAGAATAGATCCAAAAGTATCATATTATAGTGCAGAAGGTCGTGCCGAAGAAAGAGACGTAAAAGCAGATATGGAAAGAATATTAAGTTATCGTATATCAAAAAATCAAGACTTACTCGCACATATCTCAACAGGCCTCATCAATTCGACACAATACACATACGACATAAACACTAAATCATACAACAAGACGGAGCATAGATACTTTGATGAGTTCGTCAATACTCCGCACACCGCCGATAAAGCTTTTCCGATTTATACGACACAACCCGAAAGCGCCGATGGCAATATACTAGATGACTTCACCTCGTCAGTCACCAAAGTAAGCACAAAGAACAGTTTTCTTCATACCATAGACGCAGACGATACAATAGACTATTCAAATACTACGAGTAAAGATCAGAC